GGCCACCTTTGCAGTTGCCCTGCGGCCCACCGGTGCGGTGGATTCCAGTATTTTGCGGAGCTGGGCGAAGTGGCTGCGCAGCCGCACCGTTTCCTCATCCACCGCTAGGCGGTCGGCGATGATGCCGACTTCGGTAAGGATACGGTTTTCATCCGGTACGGCGCCGTTCAGGAGCTCGGTGAGCTTGGCGGTGAGACGGGCCCGGTATTCCGCCACCGTTTGGGGGGAGCGCTCCTCCACGAAGGAGAGGTGCTCTTCCATGGTGAGCAGCCGGGAAAGGACATCGGCCTTAAGGCGCTCGCCCTCGGTTTCCCGCATGGCCACAAACTGCTCCAGCGCCTTTTGCAGCACCGAGAGAACATCGGCGGCCAGCTCCTCCTCATCCTCCTCACCGCGGCACAGGGTAAAGATATCCGGCAGGCGGCAGACGGTGGAAAGGGTGAGATCATCCGGCAGGGCGTATTCCTCCCCCAGGGCCCGCAGGGCGGTGATGTACTGCCCGGCCAGCGCATGATCCACGGCGACGGAGGTATTGCGGCTCTCCACCGTTTGCAGGGTGAGGGCAACTTCCACCTTGCCGCGGGAAATGGCGCTTTGCAGGGCGCGCTTGAGGCGATCCTCCAAAAAGGCGCAGCCGCGCGGGGCCCGGCAGGAAAACTCGAAGTAGCGGTGATTGACGGAACGGATCTCGACGGTGATGCTGCGGCCGTGCAGAAGCTGCTGATCCCGTCCGTAGCCGGTCATACTGCGTATCATGGCAAAATCCTGACCTTTCAGATGAAATAATGGAAAGGGCATAATACCCCTATTTTTCTATCTTAATATTCTACCACACCAAAGGCGGGCCGTCAATGAAAAGGGGACGGCTTTTATGGGGACGCCCCCATTATTATTAAATGCACAGAGACTCACATGAGTCGCCTGTGCATTTTTCTTTTTATATCGACCCCAAAAGACGGAGGTGAGACCGACGGGAAAATACCGCTACCTGACCTTCGAGGACAGGAAGAAGATCGAGGCGTGGCACCTGATCGGAGACCGGCCGGCCGACATCGCGGCCCGCCTCTCCGTCCACTACACCACGATCTACAAGGAGCTCCAGCGCGGCGCGACCGGCGAGCTGGACAGAAACCAGCGCGAGGGGTATAGCGCAGAGCTGGCCGAGAGGCGGCTCCGTGAGAGCTTCAAGCGCAGAGGCAAGAAGGCGGTCGCAACCCTCGCACAGTAGCCAAGAACACCCGGCGGCGCCGGGCCGAAGAAAGGAGACGCCCCACATGAGAAGCAGAAGAAACAACACGACCCTGACCCGAAAGGTGGACAAGTGGAACACCCGAAAGGTGTGGCTCATTAAACGCTACGCCGACGGCCACTACGCCATCAATCAAGAAGTCGGCGGTCGTGTTTTTTATTCCCGCTTCCAGCGGGCCACCAAGGCGCAGATCGCGGCGATCTTCGCCTGCTGCTGATAGCCAAGCACCCCGGCCGAGGCCGGGCCAAGATGAAAGGAGCAAGACCATGACCTACGATCCCAATGTTTTCGGATATGTCGACGGCCAGCCGACATACAGCCGCGACGAGTTCATCTACAAGAAGCGGCGCAGAGGCCCCATCACGGACGACGCCGAGCTCGTTGCCTTCGCTGAAAAAGTGACGAGCGGATGGTACAACGCCGGATGGCACCAGACGTTCACCACCTACTACCTCGGAGACTACGCGCTCAGCGAGCCGCTCGACAGCATGACCATAAAAGAATACAACCGGCTGAAGGATCTCCAGAAGGAGGCGCGACAAGAGGCAGAAGCCGCAGAGGCCGCCCGCTGCTGGCAGCACGTCGAGACACTCCACTGGGCAGACAACAGTGTCGAGGAAGTCTACAAGGACAAGGACGGAAACATCAAGCACGTCATGACGGTCGGCCCGCACGGCGACGCCTGCTGAAGGAGGCGACACCATGAACAGCAACACGATCCTCACCCTCTCCGACGAGCTCCTCGAAAGGTACCGCAGCTCTATCCCTCGCAAAGCCTTCGAGCGGTTCGTCGAGGACATCACGACGGGGCCGGCCGCGACGGCCGCCCCGAAGTTTGACGCCTCGCTGCTCTGCCGGGCCTCCTTCCCGGCCGAGCTGGAGGACGACGGCGGCCGCTGCATCGTGGAGGTGACGGTCTACCGGCTGAACGCCGTGGCCGTCCACACCTTCCTGCTGGACGGGCCCGAGCCGCTGCTGCGGCACCTCGGGCTCTCCGAGGCTGACACCTACATCACCAAGCACGACATCGACGACCTCGTCACGGTCGCCCGTATCATCAGAGAGGAGGCGCCAGCATGGCAGCATTGAAAGAAGTCGCCCGGGAGTACGCCAGCGAGATCCGCGACGGGATCGGCTGGGTAATCGTCTACCGCACCGGCCGCTCGTGGCACGCCCTGACCGTCTGGAGCGACCTCGGCAACAACGAGTGGGAGACCGACGACATCAACGACGCCCTCGAGGCTCTGCGCCTCGACCCCCGGGCTGTGGTCCTGAACGGCTACTACCTCGGCCACTTCGGCGACATGACCATCGACGACATCGCCGCCGGCATCCGCTGGCACTACGAGCGGGGCACCAATGCCCTCGCCGACGACGACACCCTCACGCAGGCCCGGGCCGACATCGAGGCGGCCCGGCAGCAGGCGGCCGAGGCCGGCCTCCCCTTCAGCGAGCGGCTGGTCGAGGGCCCGGAGGACGAGATCAACCCCTACACCTACGACGGCAGCATGACGGTCGCCGACTATGAGGCCGCACAGCGGGCCAGAGACGCCCACGCTGCCCTCGTCGAGGTCGTGGCCGACCACTACCCCAACGCCACCGAGGAGGCCGTCGAGCGCGTCGCAGAGGCCGCCAGCAGCATGAAGCTCAGCCCGGAGGCCGTGCAGCGGATCCTCGACGCCTTCGACAACATCATCGAGGCCATCAACCGCATGATCGAGTGGGCCGCTCAGGCCATCAGGACGCTCGCGGACTTCTTCGGCGAGACGCTCGACAACTTCATACTGCGCCGGGCCCCGCCCAAGTGGCGCCACTACGCCCTCCATGCGAAGCGGGCCCGCGTCCGCAAGAAATACCGCAACCGCATCCGGCGGGCCTTCTTCGCTGCGCTGGCTTCGGAAGGAGGTGGGAGCTCGTGAAGTTCAAGTGCGTCGGCTGCGGGCTTTACTGGAATGTGAGCATATACCAGCAGATCCCCCGCGGCGGCTACATCTGCCCGCATTGTGAGAGCCGGCTGCGCGCCGGCGAGACACTACCCAACCAGCGGCCCGGCCAGAACGACCGGCCGCAGACAACGAAAGGAGCAAAACCATGAAGAAGGCCCTCAAGACTGCCGCCCGCGGCACCGTGTTCCCCTACGCCGGCGAGAAGTGGGTGGTGCTGGAGCACGATCCCGCCGGCCGCACCCTCTGTCTGCGCCTCGACCTGATCCCGAACAAGCCCTTTGACGAGAACAACTGCAACAACTTCGCCACCTCCAGCAGCAAAGAGTGGATGAACGGCCCCTACCTCGACAACCTGATCGACGCCGTGAAGGGCCCCAACGCCTTCCTCCAGACTGAGCTCGACCTGACGGCCGACGACGGCCTGAAGGACTACGGCACCTGCACCGTCACCATCTTCTCGCTGACCGTTGACCAGTACCGGCGCAACCGCGATGTAATTCCCAACGCTGACGACTGGTGGTGGCTCTCTACCGCGTACAGTACCGCCTCCAATGGGTACGAGCATAGCGCCCGCTTCGTCTGGTACGATGGCACGCTGAGCTGGGACTACGCCTTCGACGGCAACAGCGGCCTGCGCCCCGCTTGCTATCTGGACTCCGATCTCCTGATCTCCATGGACGGAGACGAGCAGTACACCGGCATCGGCCCGCAGGAGGCAGCCATCATCGTCGCGGAGCTGGTCGACCAGTTCGGCGGCACCTATGCCACCGAGGGCCAGTTCACGGCAGAGGTCTCGTTCCTGCTCGGGAAGCTGCGAGCCATCCGGGAGAAGGAGGCCGACCATGAGTAACCTCGCAAGCCTGTTCGACCGCTACAAGGCCCTCGTCATCTTCGACACAGAGACCAGCGGCCTCAACCCGGGAGACGACCAGATCATCGAGCTCGCGGCGCTGCGCGTGGAACGCACGCAGGCCGGGGCCCTGCGGATCGCCGGCAAGATGGACACCTTCATCCGGCTGCCGGAGGGCGAGCGGCTCCCCGAGAACATCGTCACCCTCACCGGCATCACCGATCGGCTGCTGGAGACCGAGGGCGTGCAGAGTGGCACGGCCGTCAGCCGCTTCCTCAAGCTGGTCAAGCCCGGCCCTGTCCTGATGGTCGCCCACAATGCGCAGTTTGACGCCTGTTTTCTGCGGGAGCTGCTGCGGGGCTTCAAGCCCGGCCACCTCGACTGGCTGGACAGCCTGACGGTCTACAAAGACCGCCGCCCCTACCCCCACAAGCTCGCCAATGCGATCCTCGCCTACGAGCTGGAGGACAAGGTGCAGAACAGCCACCGGGCCATCGACGACGTGCTCGCCCTGTTCGAGGTGCTGAAGGCCATGGACGAGGAACGGGACGACCTCGGCAGCTATGTCAACCTGTTCGGCTATAACCCCAAGTACGGCGTCAGCGGCCGCCGGATCACCGGCGTGCGCTATGAGCCGCATGGCTTCAACAAGAGCATCACGCGCCCCGAGCAGACGCTCCCGGCCCGGATGTCACGGAGGTGAAGAACATGGCCCCGGCCATCACCATCACGAGCGAGGAGCTGCGCGAGCGTGTCGAGGAGCACCTCGGACACTGGATCCCCGACAGCCTGTGGGAACGCTCCGAGCCCTATGCCCGCAGGAAGCTCGACCTCTGCCGGGAGCGCAGCCCGGAGATCGACTACTACAACGACGAGTACCTCGTCCTGCTGACCGCCGACACCGTCAGGGAGACCGCGTTCAGCGACTTCACAATCGCAGCCTGCGAGGCCCTCATGACGGCCCGGGGCCAGTGAAAGGAGAAAACCATGGAAGCAACAAAAGAAAGGGCCGCCCGACGCGACCGGGCGACCCCTGCGAGAACATCCGGCAGCTCGCCAGCGCACGGATCCCGCACCCAAAGTATAACACGCCGCCGGCGCCGTGCCAAGGCCCGGATCCGACAGACGGCCGTCCTTCTGACCGCCGCGGTCATGGTCGCCGGCATCGGCGTGGCCGTCTCGACCATCGGGACAGACCGACCGACGGCCGCAGACCTTCCGACACCGACCGCAGAACAACCGGCAGTCGTAATTCAAACACCGGCAGCGAGTACGCAGACGCCGGAGCCGACCGAGGCGCCCGTCCGCTTCTACCTCAGCGCCAGCGAGCGCGACACCGTGGAGCGTGTCGTCATGGCCGAGTCTGGCGGCGAGAGCTTCGAGGGGCAAATGCTGGTCGCTCAGTGTATTCTCAACGCCGCCGAGAAGGAGGGCGTGCAGCCCTCTGAGGCCGTCGTGATTTATAGCTACACCAGCAACCGCCCCGACCCCACGCAGAGCGTCAAGGACGCCGTCGCGGCCGTATTTGACCGCGGCGAGGTCGCCATCGACGCCCCCGTCATGTACTTCTACAACCCCGCCCTCGTGACGAGCGACTGGCATGAGAGCCAGATCTTCGTCGCAGAGGTCGGCGGCCACCGCTTTTTCGCAGAAAGGAGCCCGGCAGCATGATCCAGCCCAACACCGTCATCACCGGCGACAGCCTGACTGTGCTGCGCAGCATGGACGACGAGAGCGTCGACATGGTCATCACTGACCCGCCCTACGGCATCGACTACCAGAGCGGGCGCAAAGAAAAGGAGCGCCGACTCGCAAAGATCAAAAACGACAAGGCCCCGTTCATCTGGTGGATCTACGACGCCGCCAGAGTCGTGAAACGCGGGGGGGGGGGGACTTTGCTTCGCAGGATGGGATGGGACGCCGACCTTCATGGCC